TAAGTTTGACGATGATCTGCATCTGCATAACCAATATTGCCTTGATTGTCCTCATACAAATATCCAAAAGCTGAATTCGCAATAAGGCTTGTAATGTTGTAAATAGTATCTGGCGTTTGACCGCTACCTCGACTTTGCATTGTATAAAGTCCGGGCTGATCTATTTCGCCAAGTCCTAGATTTACAGCTTGCGTCCATGTTTCCGTTGGATCATAACCTGCCCATGTTTCAGCTGCTGGCACATCATTCCAACTTCCGAGCAATACGCTTGAAAGAATTCCGTATATCTGATTGCCATCCTCATCTTGTGGAACTGCATCAGAATACAATTCTTTTGCTAGTTTAACCAAAGATCCCATTGCAAGGACTGAGTATTGAATAACAGTTCCAATTGATCCAGTTGCACCAACGCTGACAGTTATGTCTGTTATATCACCGCCAAATATATTGACATAAGCAGCTGATGTGTTTTTGACTTGCAGACTTAAACTGTCGTTAATATCAAATGGCAATGTTTGACCAGTTAATGCCACAAATGTAATTTGCAAATAAGATGGATTGGGTTGTTGGTAAATATCTGTTCGACCTGCTTGATGCTGAATATCGCTTATTGCTATGTCGGTGTAATCAACACCTGCAACTGTAAGTTTCCAATCGGGTGACCAAGCGGTCATTATCTACCTACTGTTCCGCCGACTAATAATCCTGCTGATCTTGCTGCGCTTTGATTAAGCACACCTGCCACAGCTCTTGCAGCACCTTCGCCATCTATTGCATTAACTGTAATGTTTGTTACTCCACCGCCTGTTGTGTAACCGCCATTTGGTCTGCTTGGAACTGCCGGCAACTTAGATGATGGTGCTGGGTTAGGCAATGCACCAATATTAACTCCGGGAATTATATTAACTGCTCTAATAAGTTCATTTGCAAGTGATACAACTAAACCAATTGCTTCTCTTAGGAATGTTATAAATCCTGAGATAATGCCTGAGATACTTGCAATGGTTCTGCCAAAACTTGCAGCACCTTGTTGAGTTTGTGTCAATGCTGCATTTAATCCTGCATCACCTGTAAGTCCTGCAATAAATCCGTTAAGTGCTGGAACACCAACATCGTTAATAAATGTAATAAACTTTTCAACCTGTGGCAATAATGCAGTTCCTAAACTTTCCTTAGCCTCATCAAATCCAACTTTTAAGCGATCAATCTTGCCTTGAAATGTTTCTGCGTTTGCAGCTGCTGCGCCACCATAAAGTTCAGATAGTTTTGCCTGAACTTCGGTGAAAGATAATGTTGAGAGTTCGGCTTTAGATAATCCAAGTCCTAACCTGCCTAGAGCTGTTGTATTCCCATCCTGAGCGCGACCCAATGCATTTGCGACAGTCTCAAGTTCAATACCTTTGCCTTTACTGATGTCTAAAGCAAGGCTTAACAATCTTTGTGCTTCACCGGTATCTTTTGTGCTTACCGCCAACCTTTGCATGGCTGGTCTAAGTTTGTCATCGGCAACACCAGTCGCTAAAGATGTCTTTAAGATCATGTCCTCAGTTGCTCTTATTTGCTCATCAGTAGCACCTGTGGCAGTCCTTAAAGCATTGGCTAATCTAAGTTGTGCAGCCTCATCCTCTATTGCAGCCTTGACCCCATCAACGGCTAATTTAGTGCCATAAGCAACGGCAGCAGCAGCAGCAACGGCAAATGCAGCAGCAGCCTTCTTTCCAAATGCTCCAACTTTATCGCCAAATGTTTGTATCTCATCATCGGCGTTTTTTAATCCTTTTTTAAGATTATCAATGTCAGCAGCTAAAGCAAGGGTTAAGGTTCTACTCGCCATCAGACCACTCTTTTCTTATCTCCAAAATTATTTCTTCGAACTCTTTAATTATAGTTGGTTGTAAATGTCTAATCGTTGGATAAATAAACCAACCTCTTGAACCCGGCCCTTTTGGCATCGGCCCTGACCATCTTGGAAATTGTGGGTATTTGTTTGAACCAAATTCAATAGCTGCGCCAATACCTTTACGCTTACCAGGTGGATCATTGCGAGTATTAAATTGAGTTGTTGCACCGCCTGAAAATTTTTGTCCAGCAAATCCAAAACTAATTTCACCTACTAATGATGATGCTTTGACCTTACCGCCTTGAGCAACACGATCTGCTGCTTTACCGCGAGATGAAGCAACACGCCTAATTTCTGATAACTCTTTTTGAGCAAGTTCTTGAACTCTGCGTTTTGTTTCTTTAACAGCAGTTTCATTCATTGTTCTTAAGACAGCTGCAATTTTATTAAGTTCGCGTTTATCATAGGCAATTGAGCGTTCGGTGCTAACTGCCATGTCGCGCCTCCAATACTTCTATCGCTGTTAAAATATCCTCTGCATCAACCCATTCACTCATTGGTATCTTCGTGGCAATTGCCAACTCAACCAATAATCTGTTTAGGCTTCCTGCTGGATGACTTTTGGGTCTGCATCACCGACTATTACATCGGCAATAGTTTCCATCCAAGCCTCAAATGGTTTAACTGGTTTTCCAGCAGCTTCACGCTTGTGTGCGTTGTATGCTAAAAACATCAGATCCCACATGCCGAGTTTTTCTTTTGCTTGGCTAATAGTATGACCAGTTGATTTTTCCCACTTAGCCCACTCAGGCGGTTGGGCAATATATGTTGCTTGCTCGCCTGAGTTATATTCAATTGTAATTGGTAACTTCATTTTTTGCTCCCGTTTCTATTTCTTAACTAAATGTTTCTACTACTGCTCCACCTGTGATTGTGAATGTAAGTGCAACAGTTTGTGCATCAACACCTGATCCACCAGCTGTTGGGAACTCAGGCTTTACTGGGAACACAAATTGTGCTCCAGTTGCAGCTGTCATTGTAATAGAAATATCTGTGTCTGGTGCGCTCTCTGCTGCTGTCCATAGTGCCTCACAAACAGAATTTGCCTTGCCCCAATCGGCTAACATTTCTAATTCAAATGTTCCGCTGATATTAGTGGTTTTGTAAGCTGTGCCATCAAGTGTCTCGTAAGCCTGTCGCTCATTGACCTTTGTTAAAACTGCGCTGGTTGCTTGTGCATCGATGTCTGTTCCACCTGTGAAAGACAACGAAACATCGCGACCGGTGATTACTGTGGTTGCCATGATTTCTCCTTAGACTGTGCGTGTGTAGTAGGTAGATACTCGAACATCTGCAATAAGCAAAGTCGATGCTCCGACTGTGGTGACTGTTGGTCTTTCGACCGAGCTGACAATATATCCATTTGGAATTACTGCCAGAACACTGATGACTAACTGCTCGATATTGTCGAGGGATGCAGGATTGCTGTTATATGCAACTGCAACTGAGATTGTGAAATTAACTTTAGCCCGAATGTTTGCTTTGCTGATTGTTTCAAATTCTAGGTATGGGCTATCTGGAACAACAACCACAGCTGGTGGAATAACTGTTTCTGGCACAAAAGAATATACATTTCCTGCAACGCTGGATAAAGCAGTTGCTAATGGTGTTCGAATCTGTTCAAGAATTGTTTGGTCAGCCATTTATTGACACATGCTTTCGGTGTCAATATAACTGCCTAAGATTCCAACGCACCTATTGAACAAACTTCTCCCGATACGGAATGGCGTACTAGTGAAATCAACACCCTCTATTTGTCCGCCGGCTGCGACTCTTGATTGAAAGACTTCAACGGAAACAACGAAAACTGCTGATCGAACAGATTCGTTTCCAACATAAGTTGATGCTCCAGATAAAGTCGCGACTCCAGATGGAATAACATTTGCTTCGACGACATCGGCATTTGTGATTGCAGCCGAGAAGGTATATGCGCCAAGATTGTCGTCAAGTATTGTTCTTGTTCCATTGTATGGAGTTCCGCATCCTGTAATGACAACTGATTGTCCTTCGGTAAATTCATGAATTCCTAGTGTAGTAAAAGTGGCGACATTGTCAGTCAGCGACACTTTTTGAATTGGGCTTTTGAATGTAACTAACATTGGCAAAATTGTATTTTCAGCTGTATCTATTATGCCATTTAGATAAGTGTCATTGTATAAAGCAGACGACACACCAAGCACAGCCCTCAACTCGGTGGCTGTAATTATGCTTGGCATGTCATCTCCTTACTCCCTTAATGGATGCCTGTGATCGGGAGCAACCACAGGCACTCAGTTAATTGCTATTAAGCGTTGTCGTTGCTTGTGTAGCCACCTGGCAACTTAGGTGCAACGGCTGCATAACCATAGTATCCAACTTGGATTTGACCAGTTGAAATTAGGTTAGTTTGTAGTGATAAGCGTGGGCTCTCATAGAATGTTAGAGCATCTGGGTTGATTACATAGATTGATCCATCGCCTGTTCCTGAAAGTGAGCGAGAAACAAACAGATCAAGTCCTGCAACATTTCCGCGAGTGCTTGATGGAGAAAGTGCTCCAGCAGCATTCATCGGATTAGCTGCAATATAAATTGGACGACCAGAATCGTTTAAGCCCATGATTTCAGCCCAAACATCTGGTGATACAACTACATTCTTAGCAAAGCCAAGAGATCCTGTGTAAACATTCTTTGCAGCATTTGCAAAAAATGCTAGGTAGTTAGCAGCAGTTGCGCCAGCCTTAGCTGTTGAAGCAGTTGCAGTTGCAGATGCGCGTGTTACTGCATAAGCATCAGTTGCTTTTGCGTAAGCGAATTCCATCTGACGAACTAACTCAGTAAAGAATAATGGAGAACTGCGATCTATTAGCTCTAGAGATATTGTTTGCTGGCCACTGAATTTTTTGACATCCACTGAAATGAATGCGGTTGCTTGATCAGTTTCTGATGGTGTGCCTTCCTCAGCTGTTAATGCAACAGTTGGTGCTGTGTTAATGCGAGGCAGTTCAAAAGTCATTCCTGA